AACCTACAACGCGATTTACCACGCCAAAACCATGCTGGCCGAGCGGACGTGCGACCTAGCACAAGCGTTTTATACGGAGACGCGGTTCCTGCGCATCAGCCAGGGGTATGGACAGCCAAACGTGGCGATGACGATCAACCAGCCAACCCCGGAAGGGTCGTTCCTGAATAATATCTGCGTGGGCAAGTACGACGTGGCTGTCACGCCGGCACCGCAGCGTGAAACGGTTGAGCAGAACGCGTTCCAGCAGCTGGTGCAGATGCGTCAGGACCTTGGTATCGTCATCCCCGACGATGTGCTCATTCAGTACAGCGCGCTGCCGGACAAGAAGAAGATTCAGGACGCTATCACCAACGCTGGTGGCTCGCCGGAACAGCAAGCGCAGAAGGCGCAGCAAGAACAGGCGATGGCGCAGGCCGAGCTGGAAGATAAGCAGGCATCCGCCGAAAACTCCCGCGCACAGGCGCAACTGGCCATTTCCCGAGCCGGAAAAGCACAGTCCGATGCGCAGCAGGACCCGAACGCGCAGCGCATGCAAATGGATGCAGCGCGGCTGAAGGCCGAACAGGAGCGGGATGCCCGTTCACACGCCTTGGAAATGCGCGGCCAGGATATCAACGCCGCGACGAAGCTCACCGATATCGAATTGAAACACCAGCGGGAAAACAAGAAGATCGACAGCGACAAGGAAGTTAAGATGAAACAAGCGGCGCAAAAACAAAAAGCCGCCCCCAAGCCAAAACCAGCCACGAAGAGGAAGTGATCCATGGCCGTAAAAGACGGTGGTAGCGGTAACGCAACGATCGACATCAGCGCGCTCGAAAAGGGCGGCTCGGAAGGTCTTGCCGACAAACTGAAAGACCTCGATTTCGGCGATGACGTCGTAGACGAGGTTGTCGAAGAGGATAAGGTCGAGAAGAAGACCGAGAAAAAGGCGCCAAAAAAGGCGGAAAAGAAGGAAACGCCGGCCGAAGAGGAAGAGTCCGAAGAGGAAGAGTCCGAGGAAGAAGAATCCGAAGAGGAATCCGAAGAGGACGACGACACTGCGCTCGACGACAAAAAGACAGAAGAGCCGGTCAAGAAAGAGGTCAAGATGGTGCCGCAGGCTCGCCTGATGCACGTCAAGGCCAAGGTCGCCGGCCTCGAAGAACAGCTGCGTGCCGCCCAGGATCAGATCGCTGAAGCAAAACGCACGTCTGGCAACGCGAAAAAGGCCGAGGAGTACGAAGAAAAGATCGACTCCATGTATACGGAGCTGGAAACTCTTCGCGCCGCCGGTGATGTAGCTGGCGCAGCGAAGGCCGCTCGCGCGCTCGACAAGATCAAAGAGGAGGCTACCCAGCGCCAATCCAGCGCTATCGCGGCGATCGAAGCCCGCAATCTGCTGGAGCAACGGCTGTACGACACTGTTGTTACCCAGCTGGAGCTGGTCGCACCGCAGGTAAACCCCGATTCCGACGACTTCGATCAGGACCTGGTCACCGCACTGGACGCAATGACCCGCGGCTATGAGTCACGCGGTGTGTCACCCTCCGATGCCCTGAAGGCGGCTGCGACCCGTTTGCTCGGTAAGGACGTCTTCACCGACAAGTCGATTCGGCGCGAAAAACAGCCTGAACCGAAGAAGGTCGACGTGAAGAAGAACGCGGACGCGGTCAAGAAAACGCCGCCGTCGGCCATCAAGGAGGAGCGCACCGAAAAAAGTCAGGAGCTCAAGGCATCCGCCTTGTCCCGCGACGAGTTCGCCAAGCTTCCGCAGGCGACGCAGCGGCGCTTGCTTGGTGACGAACTTTAAGATAGTGTAGCGCCACGTCGTGCCAGCGGACGGGAAACGCTGGCAGCATCGCGCCACTTTACGGCCGTTCGTCTTTACCGATAGACGTAAAACTTCAGGTCGCGCCCGCGCTGCGTCAACGCCGATTCCGCTGAGCCCCGAGCGTATACCGAGGCACACCCCCAGCATTTAACGAGGAATCGGCAATGGCAACTACCAATTTTGCGCGCCAGACTGATGAGCAGAAGACCGCGTGGTCGCTCAAGTTCTGGCACAACATGCGGAACAAGCAGTTCCTGACCAACTTCGCCGGCACCGGCCCGGACAGCATGATTCAGCGGATCGAAGAGCTGAAGATGTCCGAGAAGGGCGCACGCGCCGTCATTACCCTCGTCCCCGATCTGGAAGGCGATGGTGTGGTGGGCGACAGCCAGTTGGAAGGTAACGAGGAAGAGCTGAAGTCCGCCGACCAGGTCATCCGCATCGACCAGATTCGTAACGGCAACCGTCTGGAAGGCCGCATGGCTGACCAGAAGTCGGTAGTCACCTTCCGCAACAACTCGATGGACACCCTGACCTACTGGGCAGCGGACCGTTCCGACCAGATGGCGTTCCTGACCCTGTCCGGCGTTGCGTACACGTTCCACAACAACGGCGCTCCCCGCGTCGGTTCCGCGCTCCCGAACCTGGAGTTCGCGGCTGATGTGACTGCGCCGACGTCGGGTCGTCATTTCCGCTGGGATGGCACTGCCAAGGCGCTCGCCGCTTCGGATACCACCGCCATCGCCGCCGGAGACACCCCGTCGTGGAACATGCTGGTCGACATCAAGGCGAAAGCCGTGGACAGCATGCTGCGTCCGATCCGTACCGAATCCGGTATCGAGGTGTTCAACGTCTTCATGACCGGCGCCGGCATCGCTCGCCTGAAGAAGGACCCCGATTTCATGGAGGTCTGGAAGTACGCTCAGCAGCGCGGTGACGAGAACCCGCTGTTCAAGGGCACTCCGATCGGCGGCACCAAGGGCATCTACATCGATGGTTTGAACATCATGGAATACCGCCATGTGTACAACACCACCGGTGCAGCGTCCGGCTCGAAGTGGGGCGCTTCCAGCACCCAGGACGGCCAGCGCGTACTGCTCTGCGGCGCCCAGGCGCTGGGTTACGCCGATATCATGGGCCCGAAGTGGGTCGAGAAAGACTTCGACTACGACAACAGCCCGGGTATCTCGGTTGCCAAAATCATCGGTTTCAAGAAGCCGGTATTCCCGTCCGCCCTCACCGGCGTGAAGGAAGATTTCGGCGTTATCTGCGTCGATACGGCCATCTAAGAGGACACGATCATGGCAGTCAGCAGCAGCACTTCCACCCCCACCACCCCGCGTAATTTCGTGGGCCGGCAGTACGGACTCGACGTGGTTGTCGACTTCGGCGCGCAGGCTGACGACATTCTCGCCACCGGTGTGACCATCAACCTCCCGCCCAACTCGATGATTGTGTCGGGCGCCGTCAACGTTGCAACGGTCTTCGGCGGCACCTCGCCGAAGCTGACCGTGAAGGATAACGCCGGTTCGCCGGTGTCGTTCTTCGGCAACGTGGCTGCTGACGCGGTGGCAGTTACTGCCGCGTTGGTTGCCGGCGCGGGTGCCGTGTATCCTTTCGGCACCAAACTGACCATCGCCGTAGCTGGCGGTACTGTTACGGCTGGTCTCGCATACGTTCGCATTTCGTATGTCCAGCTGAACCGCGAGAACGAGATTTACTCGGTCGGCGGTTAATAAGAGTTCTGGCGTGGCTGCTAGGCTTGGGGGTGGTTCTCCACCCCCTTTTTTTAGCAGCCCACGACTCGAACCATGTACTATCTTGTCAGCCACACACCAGTAGAGGATTGAACCATGTCGCTTGAAATGGTTGCACCGCGCAATTACACCCTGCGCACGAAGTCCGGTCACACGATCAAGTTCCTCGCTGACCAGCCGAAGCTGGTCCCCGACGATATCGTCCAGGAAGCTCTGGCGGTCAATATCTTGCCGACGGACAACAAAGCACTTACCACACGCGACGACAGCGCGGCGGGTGTTCAAAAAGTACAGATCGGCGGTTTGCTTCGTTCGGCGCTCGTCATCCGCGCCATCGCCGATATCGCTCGCGAAAACGACGCTGCTAACTTCGATGGTGGCGGCCGACCGAAGACCAACGTACTCAATGACCGCTGCGGCCTGGGCCTGTCAGCCAAGGAACGTAGCGACTATTGGGATCAGTACCGGCAGTTGAAGGCCAACGGCGAAGATTTGCCGACGCACAAGAGTCTCGATATGGTGCTGGCAGTCCAGTCTTTGAACACGCCCAGCGATTTCAAGGAATACGCGGCGTTGCTGGAAGTTCCATCCGAGAAACTGGCGGGTCTGTCGCTCCGTGAGCAGAAGCAGATTCTGTTC